AGAGCTAGAGTATCATTTGCTATCTCATACTAATGACAACATAGGTATTGTTGCACTAGAGGAAAGTTGGGAGCGTACTGCAGATGGTATCTTATCTATCGAAGCTAATCAGAGATTATACATTGATGATATACGAGAAGCCTATGGTAAAGATAAATACATAGAGCTATCTAACAAAGTATTGGGCGGTGATAATCAAGATAGGTTATGGATACACGCTCACTTTGGAGCCAGTAACTTTGATGAGATCCTATCTAAGATCAACTATATGATAGTGGGTTGTAACTGTAAGTGGATAGTAGTAGATCACCTACAGATGATTGTGGCTGCATCTGATGATAAGAATGAGCGATCACTCATAGATAAGATTATGACTGAGCTAAGAAAGATAGTAGAGAAAACAGGTGCAGGACTATTACTTGTATCTCATCTTAGAAGGCTTGAAGGTAATCAAGGTCATGAGAATGGCGCACAAGTAAACTTATCTCATCTCAGGGGATCAGGTGGTATAGCTCAGATCTCAGATTGTGTAATTGCATTAGAACGTAATCAGCAGTCTCAAGATGAAGATGAAGCCCAAAAGACTAGGCTTAGAGTTCTTAAGTCTAGGTATACAGGTGAAGTAGGTATTGCTACTCACCTCCAATACGATATAGACTCAGGGCGTTTATCTGAAATAAAAGCTGAAGATGAAGATGACTTTGAAGATAATACAGGAGAGATTCCTTTTTAAAATAGGTGGAGGCTATGAAATCGTATGTTTTCGATATAGAAACAGACGATATCAAAGCTACTAGAATATGGTGTTTATCTTTATTAGATACTGATACAGAAGAACAATTTACTTATGGCCCTTCAGAGATACATGAAGGCCTTAAGATGCTAAAAGAAGCAGACAAGTTAATTGGTCACAATATTCTAGGCTTTGATATTCCAGTAGTTAAAAGACTTACTGGTGTTGATCTATATAATAAAAAGCTAGTAGATACTTTAGTATTATCCAGACTGTTTAATCCCATTAGAGAAGAAGGGCATAGCCTTGAAGCTTGGGGATATAAACTTAAATACCCAAAGATAGACTTTGAAGAATACTCTATCTTCTCTATTAAGATGCTAGAGTATTGTGAGAGAGATGTATCTCTTAACTACAGGATCTATCAGCATCTAAAAACTGAAGGAAAGAACTTTTCTTCTAAGTCTATTGAACTAGAGCATGATGTTGCTGTACTAGTAAATAATCAAAGAGATCATGGATTCTTATTTGATTTTGAACATGGTATGCAACTACTTTCTAAACTAACTTCTGAGCTAGAAGATAATAAAAATAATATTCAGAAAGACTTTCAAGCTAAGAAAGAAGTAATAGAAATATTTCCTAAGTACAATCCTAAAGGCACTCTTCTTAAAACTGGTACTACCCAAGATGGAAGAGGTGTTCGACTATCTAATCATGAATTTGCAACCATGCAGCAGAATAATAAGGTTGTTAGATTTAATATCGAAGAATTTAATCCAGGCTCTAGGAAACAAATAGGTGTTTACTTACAAGATCTAGGGTGGCAGCCCTTAGAGTTTACGCCTACAGGCCAACCAAAAGTAGATGAGAGTATTCTCTCTAAGATTGAAGGCATCCCACAAGCTAATCTATTAGCAAACTACTTAATGCTTCAGAAAAGAATAGCTCAGATTAAAAGTTGGTTAGATGAATTAGATCCCCAAGATAATAGAGTTAGAGGTTATGTTAATCCTAATGGAACTATTACAGGACGTATGACACACAGAGGGCCAAACATGGCCCAAGTACCTAGTGTCTCTTCTGTATATGGTTCAGATTGTAGAGCATGTTGGATAGTCCCTAAGAACTATAAGTTAGTAGGAATAGACGCATCAGGACTTGAGTTAAGAATGTTAGCTCATTATATGAACGATAAGGAGTATACAAATGAAATCATTAATGGAGACATACACACCGCTAATCAAAAGCTTGCAGGACTTGAATCTAGAGATCAGGCAAAAACTTTCATCTATGCACTCATCTACGGAGCAGGAGATGAAAAGCTTGGATCTGTGGCAAAAGGATCTAAACGAACTGGTAAGAAACTTAGAGAATCGTTTATCGCTAATCTCCCATCATTCAAGCATCTTAGAAATAGAGTTGAAAGAGAAGCTTCAAAAGGAAGAATTAAGGGCTTAGATGGTAGGACATTAATAATAAGAAATGAATACAGTGCTTTAAATACATTACTGCAAAGTGCAGGATCAATAGTAATGAAAGAAGCATTAGTTTGTTTTAGTAATCTAATATCAAACTTGGATGCTAGTGTAGTAGCTAATGTCCATGATGAGTGGCAAGTAGAAGCATATAAGAATCATGCTGAAGAAGTAGGAGATCTTGGAGTTAAAGCAATTAGGGAATCAGGAGTAAGGTTATCCTTGAACTGTCCTCTTGATGGAGAATATAAGGTGGGACTTAATTGGAGTGAAACGCACTAATGACTAATATAGTTGAAGATATAAATAAAACTTTAGAAAGTATATCTCTAGGCAAGGTAGATATATCAGAAGAACTAATTGAAGAGTTTGGAGAAGAAGTAAAACAAGCTTTAAGAGATTGGAGTAAGCCTAGACCACAAACAGGTTTTCAGTTAAGAGTATCTAATCTTGGAAAACCTCTTAGAAAACTATGGTTTGAGAAAAGAAAGCCAAATCAAAACGAACCTATTACTCCTTCTCTTAGTCTTAAGTTTCTTTATGGTCATATATTAGAAAGCCTAGTTGTATTCTTAGTTAAACTATCAGGCAATAAAGTAACTGATCAACAGAAAGAAGTTGAAATAGATGGCATTAAAGGTCATTTAGATTGCAAGATTAATGGAACAGTAGTAGATATAAAGTCAGCTTCTAGATTCGCCTTTAATAAATTTAGTAAAGGTCTACTTACTGAAGACGATCCTTTTGGCTACATCCCTCAACTATCAGCTTATGAACATGCTGAGAAAACTAATAACAGTTATTTCTTAGTAATAGATAAAGAAAGCGGAGAACTTTGTACTTACGAACCAGATGGTTTTGATAAACCTGATATTCCTATGATGGTTAAAAGTGTAAAGACTTGGTTAGATGGTAATTTAACTCCTAATAAATGTTTTCCTACAGAACCTGAAGGCAAGAAAGGTAATGAGAAATTAAATAAGAACTGCGTTTATTGTGAGTTTAAACGAGATTGTTATAAAGATTCTAATGATGGTAAAGGGCTTAGAGTATTTAGTTATGCTAAAGGCCCATTATATCTAACAACAGTTAAATCAGAACCTAAAGTAGAAGAACTATATGAATGGTAAAAGAGCAAAGAAACTAAGAAGAACAGCCAACTATTTATTAAAAGCCTGGATTGTAAGAAACACTAATAACGATACAGATATTAATGATCCTATGTTGGCTAATTACTTACCAAAAGATCCTTACTTTGTAGATAACACTACAAGAAAGACTAATTTCTATACTCAAAAATGGGCGGTGAAAAAATTAAAACGACTAATGAAAGCAAAACAGACAATAAATCTAGATCTAAAACTAGAGGAAATGGTGTAGCTTTTAAAAAAGGTTACAGAAAAAAAAGAATACCTAGACCTAATGATAGACCTAGTGTGGAAGGATATGACTCTAATTGGGAATACCTTCTACATACTACTATCTTAAAAGATTGGACTATTCATACTGAAACACTTGACTATATTGTTGAGCATAAATACCACCCTGATTTTATTAGGGATATTGAAGGTAAGAAGATCTTATTAGAAGCTAAAGGTAGGTTCTGGGATCATGCTGAGTATAGTAAATATAACTGGATTAAAAAGTATTTACCTGAAAATACTGAATTAGTTTTTTTATTTGCTGAACCTACAGCTCCTATGCCTCAAGCTAAAAGACGTAAGGATGGAACGAAACGTACTCATTCTGAATGGGCTGAAGCTAATGGGTTTAGATGGTTTAGTTCTCATAGTATTCCTAAAGAATGGATAGATGAAACATCACAACTAGAAGAAGATCCTGAAAGAATATTGGAGGTGGAATGAGTATAGATGATGAGCCACCTGAAGCATGGGATAGGGCTTATAATGCAGGTAAACCTAAAGAGTGGAAGGAGACTAAAGTGGCGCATGAAGTTTTTAATGGATCAATAGTAGATGATAAAATTAATCCTAGTCATTACAAGACAGATACTATTGAGTGTATAGATGCTATTGAGGCTATGTTAACTCCAGAAGAATTTATTGGCTATCTGCGTGGCAGCATTATGAAATATGAATGGAGATATCCTAATAAGAATGGTGTGGAGGATCTCAATAAATCTCAGTGGTTTAAAAATAAATTAATAGCTAAGTTAAAAGAAGGTAGATTCCCATGAAGATAGAACAAAAATATATTTACAAAGCTGAAGTAGATCGTGTTGTTGATGGGGATACTGTAGATGTATTACTCGATTTATCTTTTGGTGTTTATCGTAAGGTTAGAATTAGAGCCAATGGCATAGACACACCAGAGTCTAGGACTCGTAACAAAGCAGAAAAAGTATTGGGACTTGCTGCAAAGAAAAGAATGAAAGAATTGTGTGGCAAGTTAATTTATGTGGAATCACTTAATGGTGGCAAGCTAGATAAGTACGGACGTTTACTAGCTGATATGTTTACGAACGATAGTAAAGAAAATATATGTAAGACTTTAATAAAAGAAGGACATGCTATTAAATATAGTGGAAGCAAAAAGACTCATGTGTGGGCTTAAAATAAAACCCCTGCCCTATTTGCAATCCGCGTTAGATTAATAGGAAGGACAGAGGTTTTATTAGTCTCAAGAATAACAGAACTGTTGCGGGATATCTAGTTCGTACATGGCTAGATGGTCTCCTTGTTCGGTGAGTGGTAGCATCGAGGCAAAAGATAAGATGAAGTATGGCGCAACAGGCCTATAAAGTAGGTTCATTAACCATCAATCTTATCAACTACCACATTTATTAATTTAAAGGAGAAATATATGTCGTTATTTAACTGGCTTAAAAAAATATTTACTGAACCTGCTATAGTTAAAGAAGTAAAAAATACTGTCTCTGAAGGTATTGATGAGATTAAAGCTAGAAGAGAAAGAGCTAGAGATGATAAAGGTAGGTTTATTGCTGATGATCCTACTACTGAAAAGAACGAAGCATACAAAGACTAATGGAAATTATATTCTGTCTTGGGTTTTTGAGTGGATACTTACTAGCTAAACTAAGTCAATAAATTTTATTGTCTTGCAATAAGATACCATCCCACCTTGATATGCAGGTAGCTTCTACATCAAAGTTAGTTTGGATATGTGTTCTTAATTCCTGGCACTTATCTATTTGATAGTCACCTTTAAAGGTTTCAAATACATACCAAGCATTAAAAGAGATTAAATAGAGAACAGTAGTCATTAAATCCCCTCTTTGTGACCACATCTGAGGGGAAAGATGTTCCTTGAAAACTTAAAGGTGATTAAAAGTTTTTGGTCTATCATCACGAAAAAACTCAGAGATTAGAGAGAACCTACTAAGTTATAACTATATAACCATATTAACTATAGTAAGTCTACCATTTTACTTTATGTGACCAATACCTAGCCGAAAGCTTAGAAGGCTTTGCATCTTGGGCATTGTGCCTAGCATAGTAAGATTTCTTCCTGGCTTTATCTTTAGCTGACGTAGGGTTCTTACCTGCTCCTCTTACGCCTTGTTGTCCAAAGCGTATGGTCTTTACCTTGTCTCCTACTTTAGCTACAACTACATGACTTTTAGTTTTATGTTTAGGAGTTCTTTTAGGTTTGTTATACCCACTAACACCTGCCCTAGCTAATCTAGGATCACGCTTAGACTTACCACCTTTTTTATATTCTTCTCTCATCCTTTTTTCCTGTAGGATCTAGTCTTCTTAGCTATTCTTTTAGGTTGGGAAGAGTGCTGTTTACCTTTTTTGGTATCTGCTCTCTTCTTTCTGGTAGTAGCTGCATACTCTTTATCACTTAATGCTTTAATAGCTTTCTCAGGAAGATACCTTTCTCCTGTTTTAGCACTAGGCTTACCTGATTTAGTACGCCACTTTTGTTTAGTCCAGTTTTTTAAAGACTTTTGTGATTTTTTAAGAGGCATTATTTATATCCTCCTCCTTTCTTTTTATATTCAGAGGCCAATAACTGCGCTTTTCTCGCACTCCATTGTCCAGGCTTACCACCTTTTGAACCTGCTTTAATCTTGTTGAATAAGTTCTTACGCATAGTAGGCTTGGTATAATTACCTGCCTTATTAACTGTAGACTTACTCTTCTTCTTCTTTGCTGGCATCTTCTTCCTCATCTAATTCTTTATAGTAATTAACTATAGAAAGCACCTGACGAATGTATCTTTTAATCTCTGCCATATTAACAGACAGATTCTCATACCCTGCAGGACTTACACCATAGTATACATTAGTAGGTGCGTTACCTTCTTTTAAGTCTGTAAGGTACTCATCCATAATAGTAGGAGTTAATACTCTCCATTCTACAGGTCTGGTATTAATTCTATTAGGCAATGGAGGGTGATATACAGCAGCAGGTTTAGTGATAGTGACTACCTCTACTGCCTTTACTTCAGGTGTATATGGCTTGTTACCTATTAAGCTGCAGCCGCTACTGGCTACTACTAACAGGAGTGGTAAGAGTTTCAAAGTCATTCAAGACCCCTTTAGTTCCTTTGTTAATAATATTTTCTATGAGTTTAGGCTTTCTTAAACTAAGCATATTCATATTGTGTTTATCAAATTTACTTTTAAGGTTATTAACTTCTTCAAGAGACTGTCTGTTTTGTTCTTGTAATAAATTAATCTTTTGGAATGCAATCTTCTTATCTTCTTCAGCCTGTAATACTTGCTCATTAAGACCTTTAATACTGTTCTCTAATAGTAGTTGGTTGTCTGCAGCTTGTCTTAACTGTGCAGCCATTTGTTCCTTTTCTGCTTCAGTCTTATCATAGTAGAGTTTAAATGAACCTGATAAAACAACTAATGCTATACCAAGCCCTGCAGTAATTTTCCCCATAGAACCACTCCTACTCGTAGATGAATTGTTTTTTAGAAACTCTTTTAGGGACACAGTACGCTGTAACATTCTTTTGACGATAGTAAGGTCTATCATTAGGACTCCACTTGCCCTGCTCTATTGCACTTGCAAATACATTGCACCTGTATACATCCTTAAATAACATCCCATTATCTGATACAACTTCTCCTTCTACAACTACTACTAATAAAAATACCATTAGCATTTATATCTACCGCATTTTCTAAGGTTACGTTGTCTTTCTTTAGCTTGTTCTAGACGTTGTTTAGCAGAATCTAATCTTCTTTCTTGAATAGCTTCGTATACAAACCAACTTGCCCATCCTATAAATCCTAAAGAAAAAATAATAAAAGCAACAGTAGCTCTTTCTTTCATTCTTTGTTGTCGTTCTTTTCGTTTTTTATGGATATCTTTTAGATACTGAAGGTGATCTCTTTCTGATTGTTTTCGTATGCGTTCAGCGTCTTTCCAAACATCTGACATCCCCATCATCATGAGGTGGTCTTTAATTTTAGTCTCTATCGTCTTGATTTCTCTACGTTTAATAGAGAGATCCATCGCCTCTTTAGGGGTTAAAGGACGTTTAAGTTTCTTTTTTCTTTCCCAATCATCTAGCTTTTGAGCAGTCGTACCAAACTTTCCTAAAAGTGCAGCAGCATCTTGAGCGTTAGCTCTGCCTTCTTTAAAGGTTGCAATAGTCTGATTGATTGCGCTGATTGCGCTAGTGATTGCAGCTAATTCTGCAAACATCTACATTATAGAGCTTCTAATCTTAGACAAAGACGTTCAGCCCTATCTCCTACTTGTGAGTGCCATCTACTATCTCTAGCTTCAGCACCTGCTAAAGACCAGTTGTGATCTTGTAAAGCAGCTATGTGTTTTAAGAACTTACTATATCTAGGTCTGCCTAGATTAAACATCATGTTAACGCAGATTTCTTGTACTTCATCAGGAAATGAGTTCCAAGTATTACTACTAAACAATACTTCACATTCACTAATGGCTATAGCAAGATCTTCTTCAAAGACTTCCCACACTCTATCTTCACTTACAGGAGTACCTATAGGCATATGACATTCAGGATCTGACTCTAGTATTTTATGCCCTACACCAAATGTAGGTACGCCTTCTGAACAAAAGTAAGATTCATATTTAATACCTTCATCTATCTTTAATTGTTCAAAAACATTTTCTTTATTCATCATTTAAATTTACCAAGCTTTTTTTGTTCAGCTAAAACTAAAGCTTTTTCGTAAACTTCTTGCATTGAGTCAGAGTCTTTAGCTAAATCAAAACCTATTTGATTATTTAGAAGATCTTTTCGTATACCTCTTCTATCATCAAAAGAAAATTTATCTCTAAGATCTATAGCTTTTTTAGCAAAGTTTGGATTATCCGAATAGTACGCAGCAGCACCTAACATAACGTGTCTAATGGAATCACCTGTTCCACGAATTCTAGATTGAAGGTCATATTTTTTGTCAGAATCTATAGCAAACTGTAAGTCTTCTGGTTTAAATCCTATAAGTTTAGCAATTTGCCCATGTGCTATGTTTTTAAAACTACTTTGACTTACAGAACTCCCTTCAGCTTTTTTAAGACGTTGCTTATCTACAACACTTAAAACTTTAGGATCATATACTGTATATTCTAACTGACCACCTACCTGTTTAATTTCAGAGCCTGTAGCATCTTTAAGAGCTGCTTTAATTCCATACTTTGAGAATAATTCATCAGCATCTTTGTTTGATTCTTTAAGTAACTGTCTCCAAAACTTAGGTTTATTAAAGTCTATCTTTGAAGGATCTATATTTTCGCCTACTATTAATTTATTAATCTTATCTTGAATACCAGGATTTTGATCTAAAAGATTTTTCCTAGCTAATAAAATTTCAGTAGGATCTAACTTAGCATTTACTTCATATAAAATAGGAGTTCCATCTTTTTTACGTTCTAAAGCAGCATCTACATACTCTTTACCATACAAATCTTTTATTTGTTTAGGGGTCATAGCTGCATAGTTCTTAGCTATTTTCTTTTCAGGAGTAAATGAAAACCCTTTTCCAAAAGCTGTTTCTTCTGCAAATTTAGAATCAAAACTATCAAAGTCTTTTCCTGCACCATGAAATAACTTTATTCCTTTAGTCCCTGCTTTAGTTGCACCTTTAACAATAGCCCCTAAAACATAAGATTCTCTAGCTACTAAACTACCTTTAGAGAATCCTAATCTTCGTAAA